GAACGGCCTCGAGCTCATCAGCGGACCCGTCGAAGAGGCGATCGACGATATCGAGCGGATCCAGAAGAGCGGAGAGACGACCGGCTTAAAGAGCGGGATCTCCTCCCTCGACAAATCAATCGGAGGCTTCAAGCCTGGCGCGCTCTATATCCTCGCCGCGCGTCCAGCGATGGGGAAGACCGCGCTCGCGCTCAACATCGCCAGCGCGGTTTCCCTCCGCGATCACGTCGCCTTCTTCTCTCTGGAGATGCCGAAGAAGCAGATTGGGCAACGACTCCTCTCCAGCTATTCAGGCGTCTCCGTCCAGCGCATCGATGAAGCAACCGTGAAGGCCGACGAGATCCCTCACCTCGTCAGCGCGGCGGAGTCGATCAAGGATAACAAGCTCTGGGTAGACGACAGCGCGGGATCTTCGGTCAGCTACATCAAGGGTCAACTTCGACTCCTTCAATCAAAGCAGATCGAGATCGGGATGGTCGTGATCGACTATCTCCAGCTCATGGGCGGAAGCAAGAAAGGCGCGCGCCGATCCAGAGAGCAGGAAGTCTCCGAGATCTCGCGATCGCTTAAAGAGCTCGCGAAGGACTTCGACTGTCCAGTGATCTGCTTAAGTCAGCTCAATCGCGGCGTCGAGAGTCGACCTAACAAGCGACCTCTCCTCTCTGATCTGCGCGAGAGCGGATCAATCGAGCAAGATGCCGACATGGTGCTCTTTGTCTATCGCGACGAATACTATCACCAAGAGAGTGAGGATAAGGGTCTCGCCGAGGTGATCATCGCAAAGAACCGAAGCGGACGAACCGGAACGACGAAGCTCGCCTTCTCTGGTGAGACCGTCCGCTTCTATGCGGTCGACTATTATTCGAGTGACTACGAGAAGAACGGGTGGTAGCCTGACCTCTCATCGAGTCGACGAGAGTCGACATTTTCAAACCCTGACGGACCTGAAAATCGATGTATGTGTGATCGGAGGCGCCGCGAGCTCTTTACAAGGGCAAGCGGCGTTTCTTATTATAAGGCGCTTCTCCGGTTCCTTAACCGACCCTTAAGGGTCCAGTTGTCTATCAACTTTTCCCAGCGGGCGAGTAAAGGGTGTTCATGAGAGAGAATCTACTCCGGAGAAGTGTTTTATCAATCAACGCGCGCGCGCGGGGTAGCTATGCCGGCGAGCAAATTGACCGAAGAGGCGATCGATACGATCTGCCGACGACTCGCTGAAGGCGTCTCCCTCGAAGCTGCTTCGGAAGCGGCGGGGATTCACCGGATGACTCTCCGAAACTGGCTCAGGCGATCCCAAGAGCCCGACGCTTCGGAGCTCCACCTTAAGCTCGCGGTCGAGGTTCGCGAGGCTCAAGCGCTGGCGGAGGTCTCGCTCGTCACCGTCATGAGGCGCGCGGCGCTCGAAGGCTCGTCAGGTGACTGGCGCGCGGCGGCGTGGCTACTCGCCAGGCGTCACCCTGATCGCTGGAGCGAGAAGCGAGAGATCCAGATCAGTCAGGAGCAGAAGAGCGACGGGACCAAAGAGGTGCTGTCGATGCTCGCGCAGCTCCGCGAGACCGACGAAGAGGAGAGCGACGATGAGTGACGATCGGATCCTCGCCGCTCAAGCTCAAGGGATCTCGATCTATCTCCCTAGTCACTCCGCCAAGCTGCATAGAGCGCGCGCGGAGCTCCGCAAGGTCCAAGAGCGTCTGTCACTCGATGCGCCGACCGGATACCTCGACCGCGTCATCGAACTATGCGAAGCGCTCCAGCCAATGGATCGACGAGACGCGGAGGCGATCACTTTGGGGCCTTCAGATATCCCTGCTCCCGAAGAGCGCTAGTCGTCATCGGGAAGAGTGATTCGACGATCTGAAAGGCTGCTTCTACCGCTTCGCGCGTCTCCGGTTGCACGTCGGGTGCAAGGCGCAAGTGAAAGAAGTTGAGCCAGTTTTTCAGGTTTCCACTCATCCAGAAAACAGTGTATGAGCTCACGGGCAAAACCGACCGCGCGAGCTCCCTCGCGACACCTTTCCCGATCAGGTCATAGTAGAGATCTCGGCTCGCGCGGTTATGCCTGGCGAAGCTCTCCAGAAGAGCTGGATCGTCGATCACCTCTTCGGAGGAGCACTGTAGGTTCTTCTTGGCTTGAGCGCGGAGCTCGCGAGGCGACCAGAAGCGGAGCTCCGCTGAAGTGTAGCGGCGAGAGAGCTCGTTGAACGAGAAGGTCCTATGCCTGAAAATCTGGGCGCGAACGAAGAGCGGGACCGTCATCCGAATCGTGATCGACGAGTGCTCAAAAGGTGTCGTATGACCATGACGGAGCAAGAAGAAGATCAGCTTCTGATCGTCCTCGACCGGTCGCTCTTCGATGTCCCTCGCGAAAGATGCGCGCGCTGACGCGGCGGCTCTTCGGTCGTCTCCCATGTGATCGATGTACTGAACCAGGCCGATCCCGTCGCCGTAGATGTCGAGCTCCATTTTCGCCTTGCTTTCTTCGTCTTAATATAGTGTTAATTGATGTGCGGTTGAGATCATTCTTCGTTAGATCACTGTCGCGATCTCAACCGAGATTTTAGAGGCCGCTCCGGTTCTGCACTAAGGCGGAGCGGCTCACTTAACATAGTCCAGCGCAAGGCTGGAGACAGGTTACAACATGGGAGATATGCGTATCGGCAAGGCCGGCGTGAATAATCTCGTCGACATTATCTACTCGGACTCGGACAAGTTTCAGTTCGTCCGCGAGCTCGTCCAGAACTCGATCGAAGCAGGCGCCTCGAAGATCAAGATCTCTTATGAGAGGCAGGGCTTCGAGATGTATAAGGTGAAGCGCTTCCTCATCCAAGACGATGGCAAGGGGATGAGCGTCGAGGAGCTCGGTGAGTTCTTAAACAAGTTTTCCTCAAGCGGGAAAGAGGTCGGAGTCGACAAGAACTATGGGATCGGCGCGAAGACCTCGACGATCCCCTGGAACAAGCTCGGCGTCGTCTTCGTCTCATGGACTTCCGAAGACGATCCAGGCGCGATGGTCTGGCTTCATGAGCAGCGCTCTGGAATCTATGGTGCGCGCGAGTTCGTGGACGAAGAAGAGGACGTCGTCGAAGTTCTACCCCTCGATCAGTACTATGAAGAAGTGGGCTACGAGTATGGGGTCGACTTTCGTCTCTTGCGAGAAGACTGGAATCACGCGAGCGGATCCGCTGTCCTGCTCTTGGGGAACAAGAAGCTTGAGGACACTTATAATCCGCAGATCTTAAAAGAAAGAGCCTCCAAGGAGGAATACAGTAGATATTTGTCGAGGAGGTACAAAGAGCTAACTGTACCTATACAGATCTCGCGTTTCGCATACGGTGAATCGCGCGACAATCAAATGACCGACCTAGTCAAGAGTCTATCTGGCTTAGACGAAAAGTATATCGAGTCTTCTGGGTTTTTGGTCCGAGATGACCAAGTGTCGATCGAATGGTTCTTACTGAAGTTCAATAAGAGCATGAGACAGTATAGCTTCGGGAGCGGTTTTATAGCGCTTGAAAATAAGGGGGAACTCTTCCAGCACAGGAGCCATCCGCAGACATGGCGGGCTTTTGGCATCCATCAAAAGAGTATCTGGTCTCGCCTTTATATCGTGGTCAAAGATAGCAGTTTGACTCAGAACGCCGCGCGAACCGCTCTCAAGAATAGCGACACTCATGAGGCTCCCGACTTCGCCACCTTCGGCGAATACTTCCGAGCGAATCTCCCAGAGTATCTCCTGAACGAACAACGGAAGCTCATCGCGGAGAAGGCGAATAATCTAGAGATCGACGAGTATCGGAAGCGCCTCGCGAGCGAATACGGCAATCGATTTAATGATGTCCTCGGTCCAGGCGGCGCGAAGAAGAGGACAGCAGCGAAGAAGGCCAAGCCAAAGCAGGGCGAGCTCGAAGGCGTCACCGGCCAAAACAAAACACCGCCCGGTCATGACAACCGAAAGAGAAAGACCGGATTTCCAGAGTGGCGATGGGATGGATATCACGAGGAAGATAGTGTCGGTTATTGGGTTCCGCCTGGGCGAGAGTATCCCGACGGGTGCATTTTCCTAAATGCCGCTTATTCAGTGTTCACAGAGATCAAGCAGCGCTTCGCTGGTCGGATCGGTGAGGAGTATCAAGAGCTCGGCGCGGGCGTTATCCACAACACGATTGGAGCTGACTACGCGACGAAGATCTCACACGCTCTCCGTCATAAGAAGGTCGCGCGCTGGGGAGTGCGCGGAGTCAATGAGCAGCTTCTATCCGACGGAGCTCTCACCATGATCTCGCTCGGATTCTTCGGGATTGAGCACGCGATTGAAATCGCTCTCCGTCGAGAGCTTAAAGGGGGATTCCTTGGTTAATGATGTTGTCCTTCTTGGTCGTCTAGGCCAAGACCCTGAACTGAAGCGGACCGCAGCGGGTAAAGAGTTTTGCGTCCTCTCTGTCGCGACCTCGATCGGCAAGGGAGAGCAGAAGAAGACCGAGTGGCATCGGGTCGAAGTCTGGAGCGCAGCTGCCCAGACTTGCGAGCGCTATCTTCGCAAAGGGGCTCGCGTCTTCGTGCGCGGTCGCCTCAAAAGCAACGAATGGGAAAAGGAGGGGATGAAGCGGAAGGACTGGCGCGTCGTCGCTTATGACGTCCGCTTCCTCGACCGAGAGGAGCGCTCTCATGGAAGATAGAGTCGACCCAAGAGAGACCGCGTATCACTCCCTCGAGCTGATCGTTCGGATCGCTGGTCAGCTACTGAACCAGGGAACGCCAGTCGAGGAGATCGTCGTCGCCCAGATCACCCAAGGGATGATCGAGGCGCGCGAACTCGTCGAGGGGGAGAGCCCACAGATTCTCAAGGCAAAGAAGAACGCGGCGATCAAACAGAGAGACGCCTGGGCGAAGCAAGTCGACTATCTCGATCGACTGATCGTCGCGGAGCTCGTAGGGGAGGGATCATGACCAGGAAGCGAGTCGCACCTAAGCAAGAGATGCTTCAAGTTCGGATCCATAAGAACATAAGAACGCGCGCCGAACTCCTCTTGGAGTGGGTCGCTGGAAATGCGGAGCTCTCTCCATCCGGCTCTGCTGAACTGACAGACGTTTACAGGATAGCAGTCAGCTTAGGGCTCGAACGGTTAGAGAGTAAGCGGAGACGTGAGCTCAACGAGAATCCAGATCCGCCAGAAGATCAGGATGAAGAGTTCGATCCGCTACAAGGCGTGTCAGAGATGGAGTCCTCTCGTGCGGTCACTCGCGCTCTTCTCCTCGCTCCAGAGGAGACCGCAGCTTCTATGCTTCGAGAATGCGATTTGTTAGAGAGTAAGCGGAGACTTGAACTCAACGAGAATCCAGATCTGCCAGAAGAGATCGTCGAGAATCCAGATCCGCTAGAAGACGAGGATGAAGAGGTCGACCCGATACAAGGCTTGTCAGCCTTCCAAAAGCAGATCTACGCGGAGTTCATAGATAAGCAGAAAAAGGTGATCAATATCGCACCAAAGGGACAACCGGAAAAGTTGATAGATGCGGAGCTCGCTCGTGCGGTCGAGAAAGCTTTGAACCTTCAAAGGGGAGAGGGATGAGCAACGGTCTTCTTTTAGCCTTCGCGCTCTGGATCGCCGCGCGGCCTCGTCGGAAAAGACGAAGAAGAGTAGAGTGAGCCTCCACAGATAGGGGGATCTCATGTCAAAATCCGCGCGCTCTTGGTTAGCCTCACTGATCTTCTTGACGATGGTCGTGGGGCTGATTTTTTTTCTCACGTTCTTGGAGATCCCAGACAAGAACAAAGACCTTATCACCTCGATCATAGGTATGCTCGTCGGCTCGATCTCGATGGCGATCTCAATCTTCGTCGGTCGCGATCCCGATGACGTCGCCGCGCTGAAGGGGCAGATTGAAGAGCTCTCCGACGATCGAAACACGCTCATCGCTCGGCTCCGCGATGCGCAGATCGATAAGGATATCCTTCGGAAGCAACATGAAGGGCTTCAGGCGTTGGTTATCTCCAAGCTCTCCGTGTTCGCAGAGGACAAGCGACTCGGCGAGCTCGCGGCGCTGGCGGACGAGCGCTCGATGCCAGAAGAGGTCGCGCGATGGATACCAGGCGAACGAGCTCCGCAGATCCCAGCGACGATGACGCCGCTCCCTAAGAGATCGTCGCTCGACGATGTCTTTGGAGGAGAGGATAAGAGCTAGAAGCCTCCGGCGCCTTCCCAAGGCTTCCGCGTCTTCTTCGGTGGAGAGTAGGAGCGGCGCGGCTTCTCCTTCTTCTCAAGAGCCTCGTCGTCGTTCCACCTCCACATGATGCAGTCATAGCGGAGAGCGTCCAGCGGGTCTTCTCTGCCGTCCTTCACTGGCGACTCTTTGCGTTTATCCCACCGATAGCTCTCCAGCGCTTTCCGCAGACTGTTCCCGCTCGCCTTGCGTCCAGCTTCCCAGACCTCGCGAGTGACTCGATAGTTCCGTCGCCAGATCGAGCGCTTGAGGCGCTGCACTCCGTTGATGATGTCGACGCGGACCGGCGAAGTCGTATGACGGAGACGCAGACCGATACCGCGCGGCGGAGCTCCGGAGAGGACGCGGAACGAGGAGAGGGCGGTCTGATCGTTTCGAGCGGCGCCCGCTTTGTCACCGCATCCCGCGTCGAGCCAGATACGCGGACCAGGCGCGCTCGCCTTGTGCTTCCTTGGCCAAGCGATGTTGAGGATTAACCGCGCGAGCTCTTCGAGCGTCACCTCATGAGGGTTCAGCTCTCCGCAGATGATGTCCGCTCCGAGATCTGGATCATGCGCGATAATGAGGACGGATGGTTTACGGAATCCCCAGTCAACCGCGATTCTCCCCTCCATCGTCGGCTTGTACTTCCAACCGTCGACGATATTCTCCTCCGACCATTCGGGATATACGGTTCCCGTCGGCGGACGCGGTTCATTCATGATCATCGCCGCGCGCTCTTCAGGGGGGAGCGCTTCGGTCGCCTTGAACCAAGCGGCGGAGAGATTGCGCTTGTTCGCGTAGCTTGTGTGGTAGATCGGCTGGCAACCGTTATCTTCCGCCATCCGGACCCACCAGGCATCGGCGACTGGTAGGCCGACCATAACGAGAATCGGCGAGGGTCCAGATCGAAGACGACCAAGCGCCTTCTGGGCGACCTCTTCGTTCATCGTCTGGGCTTCATCGATGAAGGCGGCGCCGCTGACGTTGATACCCTCAAGTGGGTTGTGTGACGAGTCGCGCGTGCCTGGTCTGAAGTATGCGCGACACCAGACCGAAGAGCCCGTCGAGGGATCGGTCCACGTCCCCTTCAGTTGATTCCACTGCCAGCCAAGCGGGCCAAGCCACTTCTCTATCTCGGGTGCTAGGACGGTCCGATATCTCGGAGCCGTGTCAGTGATGAGCAGAGACGACGAGCCAGGGCGGAGCTTGCTCATCATGAGCAGACCGAAGACCAGCGCGCTGGTCTTACCTGATCCCCATCCGGCGCGGACCGCGATGAAGGTCTCTTCATCGACGAGAGCGCGAACCAAATCCTTCTGTAATGGGTTGAGCTTCATAGGATCATTGTCTCTCATACTGAACGAAATTATGGTACTGAACACTTGGGAGGTTCTATGTCGTACAAGACAGGCTATCAAAGAAGGCGCGATCTGCCCTATCAGGGCGCTCCAGCGCTTCCCCCTCTCGGCGCGCGAGGGATCACCGGAACCTACCTCTCCGGCGGACAAATCACCGGCAAAGAGCAGAACCTTCGCCTCACTGGTCTTCAGTGGGTACGCGAAGCGGAGGAGATGCTCTCGACTGATCCAGTGATTCAAGCTTCTTGGCGAGTCTTGAAGCAGACCCTTCTTGAGGCGTCTTGGCGATGGATACCAGGCGACGAGGACGACGCGCAGTCGAAAGAGTTCGCGCGATATGCCAACGAATGTTGGGGGCTCGACGGTTATCCAGGGATGATGTCTCTCTCTTGGGAAGAGCAGCTGCAATATCTCTGGGAGTTCGCGCCGATCGGCTACCGTTACGCGGAAGAGATCTACAAGATCGCCGACGACGAGAACGGGACGCCGCGCGTCTGGCTCGACCTCTACGCCGACCGCGAGCCTTCAGCGCATTTACGCTGGGAGTCGCTCGACGGTCAGACCCTCGAAGCGGTCTGTCAGCAGCTCCGCGGGAACACTCTCCCACCGGAGCCGATCCCAGCTTCTAAGCTGCTCCTCCTCACCCTGAACCGCACCGGCTCAAACTTCGAGGGGCGCGGCCTTCTTCGTCCTGCGTGGTGGTGGTGGCGATTCAAGCAAAGAACCGCGAACCTTCTCGGCGTTGGTATGGAGCGTTGGGCTGTCGCGACTCCTCGCGTCGCTGTCGATCGGTCGGCGGCTGAAGCGGCTGGACTGACTGATACCGATATCGATGAGATGATCGACCGCGCGGCGGCGCAAGCTCAAGCGTATATCGCACAAGAGCAGAGCTTCCTCGTCGATAATCCGGTCGTCTCCTTCCAGACCTTCGGCGAGCAAAAGCTCGACAGCTCTCACGCGCTCGCCACCATCAAAGAGTGCGATCACCAGCTCTCGATGGCCTTCCTTGCTTCGTTTATGAATCTCGGAACCACGGACACGGGATCGAGGAGCGTCGGCGAAGTTCACCTCTCTGTTTTCCGTCGATCCGCGCTCAATCTCTGCGACATGATCTCCTCTTCCGTCGGCGGGATGGATCGGAGAGGCGGCGGGACAATCGGGCGCCTTCTGCGATGGAACTACGGAGAGTGTTCACCCTCCCAGCTCCCTCGACTCGTCCACTCTGGTCTTGATGCTGACGAGCTCGCGGAGAGCCTCACCGCTCTCGCTCCGCTGGTCCAGTTCGGTCTCCTCACTCCAGAGGACGATCTTGAGCGCGCGATCAGAGAGCGGATCGGCGCGGGTGAGCTCCCAGAAGAAGCGGCGCGCTCTTACTTCGACCGCGTCAGCGCTGGTCTCGGTGGAGGAGCGACCGCTCTTTCAGAGCGTTATCGCGCGATGAAGAGAGGGATCAAATGAGCTTCAAGCGGAAAGCCAGGCGCCTCGCGGAGCGTCGTCGCAAGGATGATCCGAAGACTCCCGCTCCTAAGCGAGATCAGCGGACCGGATCGAAGACGAATCCGAAGGGCTCCGCATCCGGAACACGCGGCTCCATCGAGGTCTCGGATCGAACCGAGAAGGCGCTGGAGAATATGCGCGACGAGCATAACGAGAAGCACGAGGCGAAGGGCCGTCGTGTTGATCTTGGCATGCTCAAGGCTGTTTATCGGCGCGGAGCTGGAGCCTTCTCGACCTCTCACCGTCCGTCGGTCACCTCTCGCGATCAGTGGGCGCTCGCGCGCGTCAAAGCCTTCCTGAAACTGGTCGGGACTGGACAGCGAAAAGAGGCTTATGACACCGACCTCGACCTTCTCCCAAAAGATCACCCTCAACACAGGGCGAAAGAGGCGAGCGAGAAGATGGCGGAGCTCCCCAAGAAATATGCCCACATCGACTTCAAGCCTCCAAAGGGTGCTCAAGAAGCAGCGGCGCGCGCCTTGCAGGTACGCGCGGAGAAACCGGAGTCACAGCGAGGGATGACAGCGGTTGGAATCGCGCGAGCTCGCGATCTTAAGAACGGCCTCGAGCTCTCTCCGGAGACCGTCCGTCGCATGCTCGCGTACTTCACGCGACACGAGATCGATAAGAAGGGCGAGACTTGGGACGAACAAGGAAAAGGCTGGCAAGCCTGGCAAGGGTGGGGCGGCGACGCGGGATTCGCTTGGGCGAGAAAGGTAGTCGGACAGATGAACGCAGCTGATGAGAAGACACTTACAGAAAGAGCTTTCACCTTCTCCGAAGCGGAGGAGATCGACCTCGATGGCCTCACCGTCGTCGTCGAAGATGGTCAGCAGCTTGGGCGCCCATTCGTCACGCTCCGCGCTGGCACCGTCGCTTCTCGGATGAGCGGTGAGACGATCGCCGAAGTTACGCCTTCAATGCTCGCGGAGATCGTCCGCGTCTACCAGGCACGCAAAGAGAGCGACCCAGTAATCATCGACTGGAATCACCAGAGCTCTCCCTCATACGGATCAAACACTCCTGAAACCGGAGGAGCGCTCGGCGAGATCGTCGATCTTCGCCTCTCCGAGGATGGTGAGTGTTTGATCGCTATCCCCGCTTATAACGAGCGCGGACTTAAAACAGTCGCGGAAGCTCAAGGCTCTCTCTGGTCGTCTCCAGAGTTTGTTCTGGGCGAAGTCTACGCGAGAGAGAGCGGAGCTCCCACAGGAGGCGCTCAACTTCTCGCTGTCACTCTTACCCCTCGACCGCAGCAGACTGCGAGCTCGGTCGATCGTGTTCTACTAACCGAGGAGGTTAACCTCATGGAGACCCGTGAGAACCTGATGAAGATGGAGCGGGACGACCTCGTCGATCTCTTGCTTCAGAAGATGGCGATGGTCGCCGAGATGGAGAGTCGTCTTACCGAGGAAGAGCCCAAAGAGCTCGCCGAGGAAGAGGACAAGAAAGAGATGGCCGAGGACGAGGAGAAGAAGAGCCTCGCCGAGGATGAGGACAAGGAAGAGATGATGGAGAAGAAGAACTACGCGATGAGCGAAGGTTCTGCTCTCCTTCTCGCCGAGGTCTCCACTCTTCGCGAGCAGCTCACCGCTCTCCGTGAGGAGAACCAGAGCGTCAAGCGCCAGGGCGCCGTCGACGAGCTCGTCCGCTCCGGTCGGATCTCTCCCGCCGAGGTCGCACTCGCCGAGAAGGCTTGGAACCAAGCGCAGAGCGGCGACGACGCATTCTGGGCGATGTTCAACGAGCGCAAGGCAGGTTCTGTCGTCTCTCTCCGCGAGGTCGGTCACGGCGCCAGCGGTGAGCAGATCAACCGCGAGACCCTCGCTGACCGCGCGAAGCAGCTTGCAGCGGAGAAGTCGATCAGCTTCTCCGAGGCTCTTAACACGATTCGAACCACTGACCGCGAGTTCTTCCTCGCTGCTATGGAGGGCTAAGCATGGGCCGTCTTTCAAACTCTGATATCGATACTTTTATCGCCGCCGAGGCGATCACTGCTCTCCAAGCTGTCGTCTTCGACAGCAACGGGAAGGTGGCACTCGCTGACACCACGACCGGCGAGAACGTCGACGGGATCGCACAGCGCAGCGCTGACGCTGGCGACGCTGTTGAGGTTGTTCTTCGTGGTCGTACTAAGGCGATCGCTGGCACCACTCTCACCGCAGGGACTCATTCTCTGCTTATGGTCGAGACGGGAACCGCTCGCCTCATCCCGTGGGCTACCGGTGGCGGAGCTCCAATCCAGCGCAGCGTCGCTCGCGTGATCTTTAATCAGAATGTTACCTCATACGCCGACGGCGACGAGATTGAGGTCATTTTCTCCGGCGCTAGCCAAGCCTCCTAAGGAGTCGTAAATCATGGCCCGTCCAAGTTATAGCAATCTTCATCCCGTCGATCAGATCTTGACCAACATCGTCGCCGAGGCGATCCCAAGCGACAGTCAGCTCATCGCTGGTCGCGTGATGGAGCAGGTCGACGTTCCAGAGCGAAGCGGGACCCTCCTCGTCGAGGAGACTCGCTCCTTCATGGGTGCTCCAGAGGCTGACTCTCGCCGCGCGCCAGGCGCAAGCCGACAGAGTCTCTCCAGCTTCAACCGAAGCAGCCTCACCTTCAAGGCGGAGATCCACTCGTTCGAGGACTCCATCGCGATGGAGGACATCGAAGACTCGCAGTACCCAGGCTCTGAAGAAGAGCGGAGCGCTCGCAAGGTTCGCCGCGCTCTTCTCCTCGCTCAAGAGAAGCGCTGCGCAGATCTTCTCTTCTCGACCAGCGAGTTCACGAATAACACGACCCCAGGGACTAAGTTCGATGCCGCTGGAGCGGAGCCTTTGAGCTTCCTTCACGATCAGCTCGACATCCTTCGCGCGGCGAATCACGGGATCGTCGCTGATACTCTGATCCTTGGTTATGACGTGCTCCGCGCTCTCGCTCGTAACCCAGAGATCAGATCATTCGTGAGCGTTGGCGACGCCGCACAAGGCATCGGTATTGCGAGCGGGAACCGCATCCTCGCTGATGACGCAGTGCTTCAGGTTCTTAGCACGGTCCTCAACATCCCGAACGTCTTTGTCGGTAGCGCTCGACGCGAGACCGCGATCCCAGGCGCGACCTCAAGCGAGGCGAATATCTGGAACGGTGAGACGATCGGCCTCTACATCATGCGCGGCTCCGACGCTGTCGCGCAGAAAAGCGGCGGCGTCAAGGCTATGCCAGTCGCGGCGCTCAACATGATGTACAAGAGCCTTCAGGCTGGGCAGTACGACTCCCTCGACCTCGTCCGTCGTCATGTCTGGGGTGAGCACGTCCAGCTCTTCAAGAAGGTCGACGCAGACCGCGGTCGTCTCCTGACCAACTGCCTCACCTAAGAGGTATTGATGCGCTGTCTTCACTGCTCTTCACACATTCACCTCGCAGAGGACGCGGACGCGAAAGCGATCGACGACTTGACCCGCCAGATTAAGGCGGCGACGGACGCTCGATTGCTCCAAGTGCTCCGCGCGTCTAAAGCTCAACTACAGCTTGAGGCGAAGCTCGATCGGGATCTCCGTCGAGCGCTCCGAAGAAGCAAGGCTGAAATCGTGAACGCAGTGAAGGCAGCAGCCGCGCGCGGTGGACTCGACGAGCTCCGCCGGATGCGCCGTGGTGAGATGAACGCTTGGATCCTAGATAATGGCCTAGCTTCCTCCATCATGCAGATCACTGACGCGGAGAGAGAGACCCTCGCGAATGTCGAGGAGCTCCTCTTGGCGTCTGAAGAAGGCTTCTCGGTCTCCGAAATCGGAGGCGTCGGACAAGCCCTAGCTGACCAGACAATCTCGGGGATCTACGATGATGTCATTTTGCCCGATGTTCAGCGCTCGGTCAGAGACGCGCTCTCAAGCGCCGCTTTTACTCTGGAACCCTCTGATGTTATCAGCGGCCTCGATGCTGCTCTCCGATCCGCAGAGGGTCGTCAGATCACAGAGGCGAGAACGAGAATCACAAGCTACGGTCGCGAGCTCACCGCTATCGCAGCCGAAGAAGCTGGACTGAACCATTATCTCTACACCGGCCCGCTAGACGGGATCACTCGCTCATTTTGTCGAGTGATCGTCGGCAAGGTCTACACGCAGACACAGGTCGGAGAGATGCGAAATTATCAGCTTGAGCCAGTGTTGACGCGAGGGGGCGGTTACAACTGCCGGCACTCGTGGTCGCCGGTCTCCGAAGAGCTGATCGAATCGGCTAACCTAGAACGCGGGACCGACGCGGAAGTCAGACAAGCGAACCAGAAGGCGAGGGCCGATCGATGATCAAAGCAGCTCAAAACAAGGATTATATCTTCTCGTGGGAGTCGCCTTATCCGCTCGCCGCGACGCCGACTCTCGCCTATACGCTCCCCAACGGAACGACGCGCGCCGCGTCGAATATGACAGCGGTGCACTCTTCGGCGACGGTGACAGCTCTTGGAGGAGATCGGCGGACTCTCACCCTCTCCGCCAGCGCTGACGCTTCAGGGCGAATCGGCGCCAGGTCGGGTCGCGCCTTCCTCGTCACCGATGAGGACGGGCTCTTTCTCGTTACGGTTGATCGGATTGACGGGGCAACCGCGATCCTCGCCGACCTTCTCCCGCGAGGTCTAGCACTCACCGAGAGCGCCTCTCTCGTCTGGGCTGGATACGAGTATACAATCCCCGCAGCGGATACAGCGACGCGCGGTCTGATCGACTGGACCGTCGCTTATACCAGCGACGAGAGCCCGAACGATCGACCACTCCTCGCGCGGAACGTGATCGAGGTCGTCCGTCGACCATTCGACACCGGCCTCACCCACTCCGACCTCGTCGCGAAGATGCCCCAATTAGGCGACATGATCCCGCGACGTCAGCAGGATCTCTCTGAACAGATCGCGGCGGCGCTCGACGAGCTCACCCTTTATATCAGAGACGAGCTCCTTGAGAGCCAGACCGAAGACGACATTTTCAATCCTCACATTTTCCTCGAAGCTCACCGCTATCTCTCCGCGTCGCGCGTCTATGAGATGACCGCTCAACTAGACATCGCGGAGCGCATGAGTAATCGAGCGATGGAGCTCTTCACCAGGGCGATGAGGCAGCTCACCCTCGACACCGATGACGACGGAGTGATCGACTCCGACGAGATCAACCTTCGCAGAGCGGGTGGGAAAGTCTCCGACGCGCGCGGAACCTTCTCCCTCCCATCGGTCCAGCCTACACAGCGAGAGAAGGACATCGCGATCGAGTATCCTCGCTGGCGAGGGATGCAGCACTAATGACCTCCAAGGTTAAAGTCTCGATCACAATTCCAGAGCTCTGGACGGTGAGAGATAGTCAGATCACAGCGCTCGACACGATCGCTCTGGTCCGCTCTCGCGTCTATGCTGGTAAGAACACGAGCGACCGACCTTTTAAGGAGTATTCAGAGCGACCGATCTATATCTCGTATCAAGCGAACCTTCCGCCAAAAGGCGGCGAGGAGACTCCGAAGGGGGTCTACTATAAAGGCGGCTATCGAGAATATAAGCGGAAGAGCCGACGCTATACGCCAGGCGGAAAGAACCAGACTGCCGAGGTCGATCTCACCTTGAGCGGCGCGCTCATGAATAACCTGATCACGACCAACGCGACGAAGACGAGCTACACGATAGGGCTCTCCTCTAAGGTGCAGTCTTATGGTTATGATGTTCACCGAGATCGTCCGTTCATTGGGCTCTCTAACTCAGACCAGAGAAAGCTCACCAACGCGATCGCCGCGAGGATGCGAAAGAAGCTCTCTCCAGTGGGCTATGGTTACGCAGAGCAAAAGAGCTTTATCAGCTCGATCAATAGAGCAATCGGAGGTCGAAGATGAGCCAAGGAGTCGCGAGCGCTTTCTCTTTCCTCATCAATCGCCTCGAGGCGCTCATCCCGAAGACCGACGAGTCGCAAGGATTCGTCTGTGTTGATCCTGCTTCGGGGATGGAGCTGCTAACAGATCGCCGACCGAATACGCTCCGCCTCTTTGAGCTCCGCACGACCACTTTCCCCCATGACGATGGGCAAGCGGGAATCACTGGAAGGAAGCGACTCACCGCCGAGCTCCGCGTCCGCTATGATATCCCGCGAGACGTCGGCCTTCTGGAGCGCATCGTCGGAGAGGATAGCTCACAGCTGGTCAACTCCTTGCGCGATCCCGCGTATAGTCTAGCGACGACTGGGATCACCTCACTGATCACCGGAGAGGCTACGACCACTCCGCTCCTTGATGAGGCAGGAAACCCAGCGGCGCTCCTTCTCATTGTTCCGTTCGACCTTCTCTTCTCGGAGGCCTTCTGATGGCAGTTACACATCGTTCACTCTCGGTCGCGGTCGAGAGCTCTTTCGGATCGCTTAGCTCTTTGACTGGAGCTCCAAGCGCTACCGGTCTCTCCTTTATCTCGATCCCCTGTGAGAGAGATCCCATCGTCGTTCCAGGCGAGCCTCCGGTCTCGGAGCGCACAGAGGCGCGCGACGGTCCTCACGGTCTCCCTCCGGAGCTTGATACGACATACATCGCCGGAACCAAGCAACAGCGCAGAACCGGAACCGTCACCGTTCGATGCGACTTTACCACGCTCGGCACTGGTTCAAACTACGCTGGGACCGCTCTCGGTCGTCTCCTCTCCGCTGGATTCTCGACCACGATCCCAGGCGCGGAGAACGACGCGGTGAGCGCGGCGGTGGGGACGAATGAATACACCCCGACCACTCTCGCGAGCTACAAGCTCGGCGGCCTCTTCGGGATCGAGATCAACGGGCGCGCAGAATACGCCCATGTTACTTCCAAGAACGGAAGCGGGACGGGGAACATCGGTTACTCTCCAGCGCTCTCCCGCGACCTCACCACATCCGACACCGTCCGTCTCCTCCAGACTTGGTACACGGCCAAGGGAGACAACAGCGGATCCGTCGCGAACAGCCTTGCCTTCCGCGTCGATGGCGTCGGCGTCCTCTCCTATGCTTTCGGATGCAAGCTTGAGAGCCTCTCAATCTCGATCGACGGCGGGCGCTTGATGGGTGACTTCGTCTTCCAAGCTGCTCATATTGAGGACGATCACGGGAACGCGACTGGACCGGTTGAACCACAGACGACCGATGGAGCGACTCCGCATTTTCGGAGCTGCTATGTCCTCCTCTCCGACGCGGCCTCGACCTCGCGAACGGATATCGGGACCGATAACGGAGACGAACACGGGCGCATCGCTCTCTCCGTCTCCGAGTTCAGCGCGACGATCACTAACACTCTCACTCCGATCGGTCAGAGCTCTTCTCTGATCGGGATGAGCGACATGGAAGTAAGTGATCAGACCGTAGAGGTCTCGCTTACCGTCGACTCTCCGAATACGACGATCAACAATGACTTCCGCGACGCGGTCGTGAGAGATCTCCTTGTGGGGACTGGTCCAGTCGGCGACGGTCAGGGGATGGCGCTGAACGTGCCAGGCGCTTACCTGACAGTCGATCCACAGATCCGAGTCATCGACGGAGAGATCGTTCAGCAGAGTCTCACCTATGCGGCTTCTCGCTTCGGTGGTGATGCGGGAACCGGCGACGCGGGAGGGACTCCTCTTCGGATCGGATTGGGGCTCTAAGAATGGCGTTCATATTCTCCACGAGCACCGATCAGACCGTTGAAGTTGTCTCAACCGTTGACCCGTCGGTCATCGGGACTGAAGAGGCTAAGGTCGAGTATCTCTCGACGCGCGACGAGAGCCTCTTCGATTCGACGGAAGGGGCAACGCGTTTCACCCTTCGAGCGCTATCTCCTCAAGCTAGAGAAGACGCGGAAGTTGAGGCGGGCGCCTATTCTCGATCGGAGCTCGGGAGAATCCTCTGGACAGAGCAACCCGACGACCCGAAGGAGCGCGCGCGCTGGCAGCATGATCTTCCAGAAGATGAGCGGCGAGCGCTTGGCGAATACAATCGTTATCTGTCGCGCGTTTATCGGGAGATGCTTCGCGCTGGTCTCGTCTCCATCGAAGGTCATGACGGTGACCCGCTGGAGCTCGTCGACTCGATCCGTCCGGATCATCATCGTCAAGTTTTGATGGGGGAGCTCGTCGCGCATATTCAAGCGCTCTCGCTTTTGCCACCCGCGGGAAAATAGCAGCGGGAGCCAGTGTCTGGATCGCCTATGCTGGTTCCCGCGCGTGGAGTTGTGAACAATGCAAAGGCGACCCGACACTAAGACGAAGGCGAGGCAACTGCGGCGGAGCTTTCCGCGCTGGTCTCCCCTGGCTCAAGCGAGACGAGCAAGGCGCCTATGTCATGGCCTATCGGATCGCGCCAGACTCCGACCCGTCTTGGGGAGATCAGCGGGTGAGGCGCTGCCCGATCGCCGACATGAATCGACTCTCTCCGATGGTCTCCAGCTATCGCGCGCACTGCGCTGGGCTCGGGAGTCTTCGAGACTTTTACCGCGAGCCTTCTTGCGCGGTGATAGATTTATGGACGGAGCTCCACACTCAAACCGAGCTGATGAAGGCTCGCGCTCGACAGCGCGCACACGAGGAGGCGAGTAATGGCTAGCGGGGGAAAAGTCGAGATACAGGTCGAGCTTGAAGGCGGCGGCAAAGTTCAAGGCGCTCTTAACAAGATCGGAAGAGGCGCCGAAGTCGCTGGAGGTAAAGCAGCGCAGGTAGGAGAGGCGCTCTCGGCGAGCTCGAATGTGATGACCGCGTCTTTAGGTAATGTCGTCTCGACCGTTGGGACACTCACTGAAGGGATCGGCGGCCTATCCACTGCTTCAAAGACAGCGGGCACAAGCTTTACTGCGATGCTCGGTCCTATCGCCGCGATCGGTACAGCTGTCTTCGCTGTGGTTCAAGCGGTGCGTCAATATATCCGAAATTCTCAAGACCTTGAGACGAGAATGGAAGCGCTCAAGGCGGCGGCGTCAGAGTTTACCAGTGTTATGGAGCGTCTCGCCGACGAAAATATCACTCTGACAAAAGCCGAGAGACAGAGGCTGATGCAGCTGACGCGCGTATCAAAAGCGCAGACTGAATATATACAGAAGATCAGAGAAGGCGAAGGCGTCGAAGGTCAGAGACTCCAGCGAGTGCAGAAGGCTTTTGCTCAAGCTCAAGCTGAAGTCGACATGATCCGGAAGCGGACGCACACTGAAGCGTACTTCCTACAACAAAGTGTCGCAGCTAGAGCGCGGCTAAGAGTCGCGACGATGAATCTCAATGAGGCCGAAGAGGCTCTTGATGGGATGACTCAAAAGGCGATGCAATCGCGCCGAGAGCAGACACAGCTAGTTGAGAAACTGATAGAAACTAGAGGTCGCGCCGCTCTTCAGAAGCAACAAGAAGCAGCGACTAAAGCTGTTGAAGATCAACTGCGGGCAAATAAACAGATGCTAGCGCTCGGAGAGCGCTTTCAAAGGGAAGCGCTCTCAATAGAGGCGTCGACAACTTCACAAAGAATCGCTCTCATTCGTCGAGAGCTCGCGGAGAGACAGCGACTCCTTGTGGAGTCGGCTGCTAGTGATCAAGAGTATGAGAAAGCGTCCTGGCAAGCGGAGCGAGTCGCCAGCGCGAAGATTCGAGCACTCCGCAAAGCCGATCGAGCGCAGAGGGAAGCGGGGCGCGCGCAAGAAGCAGCGGCTAGAAAGGCGGCGGCTGATCGAGCTTTTGCCGATGAGCAGAAGCTTGCAGAAGCTCGGATTCGGCTGGCGACAAAAGGGATCGAGCAACAAAGACAGCTCATCGAACTCCGCTTTCAGAGCGCCCAAAGAGCGGCGGCGAATGAGACTCAACTGGAGACCGCCCAGATTAATCGCCAGCGCGAGCTCATGGCTCTTGAGGAAAAGCAGGAAGCCGACCGGCGCGCGGCGGAGATGCAACGGATCGACGCTCTCCAGCGCTCGATTGAGTTGACCAGGCAAGAGGCACAAGCGCTTCAAGAACTCTCCTCCGTCGATATGTCAAAGATCACATTAGCGGTTGAAAACTTCGGGCAAGGGCTGGTCTTCGCCTCACTCGCTGCACTCCAAAGCGGAGAGAGCGTCTCCGTCGCAGTGGGTGAAGCGCTCAAGGCGATCGCGCTCCAAGCTGGAGTCGAAGCGATTATGCAGACCGCTAAGGGGACAGCGGCGCTCTTCACGCCAGGGGGACAAGCGGAGGCGGCAGGTCACTTCAAGGCGGCGGCCTTCTTCGGCGCGGCAGCGGTCGCCGCTGGTTCCGCTGGTTCTGCACTCTCCGCGAGCGGTGGAGGCGGCGGAGCTGGAGCGTCTCCCACTGGAGCTGCTCAATCGATCAGAGATCGAGACTTCGATCGAGACGAAGAGCGCGGCGGCGTGACGATCAACGTCAACATGGGTCAAGCGGTGATATACGATACTAAGGCGGCGGCAGAGAGAGCCTTCGCTGACCGCGTCGTTCAAGCTATCAATACTCCGCGTCGCGGCGCGGTCCGTCTAAGGGGGGCATAATGCCAAGCTCTGACAGCGCGCCTAACTTCGCTCTGATGACAGCGGTCGATCTTCGAGACCTCTCTGGCGAGACGCTTTATCAACGCGGGTCGACTGCCATCAACATCACGATGGCCTCGACGATCTACGCCGACATGATCGACTTTCTGAACGGCTACAGCGCGAGCCAGACGATCGCCGATACAATCGACCATTATCTCACGGCGGCGGGATCGGGAACGGCGGGGACGTGGAGCGCGACGATCAACGCTGACGATAAGGTCGTGATCTCGAATACTGACCGCGCCTTCGATCTTGAGCTCGTATCGGGAACGGACTATCTCGGTCTCGGGTCCGCTTCTCTCTCCTCGACTCTCGTCGGCGGATCTCATCAAGTGGTCGCGCCGAACGACTGGATCAGGGGGAGAGTCGCTGGTCCGTTCGTTCTGGATATCACGCCAAGCGGAGAGCCGAGCGTCGATATCATAACGATTGACGGAGAGTATCAAGACCTTCGCGTCGCGCTCCGCGAGGGGGGATCGGTCGGCGATGTAGACGACGCGAACGGTACGAATAACTTGAGCGCGCGAGATACCTCGATCATGAGCCTAAGCGGACTCAACTCGATTCGATGGTTGATCGATGAAGAGGGCTTTGCGGTCGTCTCTTATCCGACCGCTGTCACTGATCTGACGTGGAGCTCCACAGCGCTTAGGAATCTTCTAGGCTTCACGGGCTCCGAGACCTCGACGACGGTGATCGGCTCCAGCTATGAGCGCCTCAAAGCTACCTACCCTTGCGCGACGGTCCTGATCCCTACTCGACCCGTCGAGCGTCATCAGCTCTCGGTTGAGACGATGGCGACGAGGCGGCGCCGACTAGGCGGATCAATGGTCTCGAACAAGCTCGGAACCTATACGCGGAGTCGCGTCGACTTCTTCGTCGATGCGGCGGCGGACGAGCGAGATCTTTATCAACACTTCGTCGAGCGCTTCGCTCCCTACACCGGACCAGGGCAGGCGCTCACCTATTATGGAGAGTGGGGAGATTCTCGACGACATGCGGCGCCGATGAGTGTCTTCGGCTCAACCTATGTTGTCGGCAACTATGGCCCGTTGTACTCGATCCAAGACGAGCGCGGTCGGTATATCGGGCGATTGATGGAGAACACCTTCGATCTTAATTATCCGACTAGGATCCGTCGCCGTGTTCCTCTATCTGTCACGATCGAGCATGATCAAGTAAGGTAGACACGCGTCTATCTTTTGGGGGTCTCATGGCGAACACTTTCGTACTTCCAACTAGCGGCGCGGGTGCTGTCCCCTCTCCTGACGCGGTCGTCTCTGGTCAGGTGATCGAGTCGGAGACGATCCAGAAGCTGACTCAACTGGTCAACTTCACGCATGCTCACCTTGGCTGTTCTCCGGTCGTCAGTCAGGGCTATCAGGGCGCGGTCTTCTCTGTCCTAGGAACTCCAGCGGACTATAACTGTATCTGGCGCGTCCCCGTCCCTAGTGATGCTCATCAGACGCTTGTGATTCTGGTGAAGGCGAAGCTCAACAACGTCGGGACCGGCTCGATCGTTTTCACCGAGTCCGAGAACAGCAACACCGCGACCATCAACATCACGAGCAACGTCGCCACTTGGTATCGCGCGACGCTCTCAACTGGCGTCCAGTCGAACGAATATGCGGAGATCACAGCTAAGGCGATTCATAGCAGCTCGACGGGAACGATCATCGAGTATATCTCTCTCCACTGGCTCCCGCTCACCTCTCCTCTCGCCGCTGGTCAGGTCGACCAGAATCATTTTGGGACGCTCAAGATCACTCCACTCGGAGAGGACCGAAGCGGCGCCGACTATCCCCTCGCCAGCGCGCGCGGGAAGAATCTCGTCCAGACTCTCCGCGCTCTCGCCAAGCGACCTCGACCGCTCTTCGCGTGGTCTGGTCTCCAGCGGGTCGCCAGCGCGCGAGCTCCAGCGACGATGCTCCCTGATATGTTCCGCGAGTTCCGCGCACTCATCAGGGCTTGGGGAGGGTCTCGCGATCGAGATCATGAGTACACCGCCTTTGTCTTCGCCGCGACTCATGGGAACGGAGACGACCGCTTGATCTTGTGGCGAGATCGACGGAAGACAATCGCGGCGGCGACGGTCACTCCCGCTTGGGAAGAGCTGACAGCGCTTGAGCCGTTTCGGCGCGAGAGTATCAGCGACCAGGCGGACACCGATCTCATTCGAGACGGTCTTGATCGACCTCCAACCGAAAACGTAGCACCGGCCTCGCCGGTCTGGTCTGTTCAGATATGGGGGCCTTAAACGATGGCGCTGATCCCTGCCTATCAAATCAACGCTCCATCAACGCGAGCGTGCAACGTCGATTCGCCGGTATTTGGCGGGACGATCGCCCAGATGATCGACCTCACGAATCACCTCGCGCTCGGTCGAGCTCGTCGCTGTGTTCATGCGAATTTTACGAGATTGACGCCCAAAGACTTCGCCGATCTCGACGGTGATACAGACACGATTGAGATAGACGCGGAGGCTCCAGAGTCGTCGGAGCTTTTGGAGATCCCTTGGCTCTCCTCACCCATGGCTCGTTATGTCGTCCTCTTTATCCGCTATCGCGCGGCGTCGTCTGCCTCGATCAATGCGTCGCTCTTCGAGCTGAACACGAGCGGCGGAGCTCATACTCAAATAGACGTCGGCTGTTCTTGGTCGGCGACCAACGGGCGTCTTCAATCGACCAACTATTCAGAAGGCGTAGGTACTCGATACGCGCTCCTTGAAGCGACAACGACCGCGCAGATCAGAGACGCGAGCGGAGGAGTCGACGAGCCTCGTCCTTTGGTGATCCCCTCCGCGTCTCGCGGCCTCGAGCTCATGGTGAGCCTTGATTGTACGCAAGTGTCGATCACGTCGGTCGATATCTTCGAGCTCTACGAGGAGCAGTGGACATGAGCTTAACGGATAGAAGCCAGAAGAGGCGCTTCGCGCTGGTTATCGCGGGCCTTCCGGAGGTCTACTATTCGCACTCCTCCGAAGGGCTGACCAGTGTTCCCGCGATCGGGAACGCGCTATCAACGACGCCAGGCGCGACGCTCCGGACGTTCAAGGAAGCGATCGTCAACGTCACAGACTACGGAGCGAATCTCGATCCTCTCGGCGGCGTCGCCTCATATACGCCGATCACGGTCTCGCTCGTTATCGACCGGAACGGAGGCGACTCTGATCCAGGCGTGATTCTCTCACGGATCGGACCGCGCGCGAGCGGCGCCTCTCACTCTTTCCTCGTCGATGGCATCAATCACAGTGACTCGACCCCAATCACCGTCGAGCTCGATCGCGACGTCAGCGCGGTTTACTCAAGCGGAGACTATGCGCATATCGGCGCCGAGACCTTCCTCGTCTCTGGGACGACGAGCGGCGCTAACCCCACCATCACGTTCAGCGATCGCGGCCTCGCCGATACTCCGATACAGGATCACCTGATCTCTCTGCGCGGAACCAACGCGCCAGAGATGACGGATCAAATCTGCTACTGGCGCGGGCGCCGCGCGTCGATCTGGGTTTCACCTGGTCGGAACGATGGTTCCTTCGGTGGCTGGGTCGAGCTCATGAGAGGCTTCCTCGACTCGACTCCACAGATTGAAGATGGTCTCGCGGTGACGCTCGAAGTCGTTCCCCTCACCGCGCTGATCGACCAAGGGCTCACCGGCGAGATCTCCCGCCAGACGACACTCCTTCAGGGCTATCACCGCTTCGAGGCGGGCGTCGGGAACATCGTCGAATATGCGCAAGGTCTCCACGCGCCAAGCCCGACCGCTCAACCCAATCTCATGGGCGTCGGTATCGGTTCTTGGAATCACCACGGCGGCGGGTCTCTGCCTACTTCGGAAGAGTTCACGACTGGACAACATCAGCACGAAGAGATTTTCGATATCACGCTCACCACAGCGGACGGCGCGCGATATAGCAATCATCCTCGCATCGGTGATCTTGGCTTAGAGAATAAAGGCGGACAGATCGAGCGCTTCGAGGTCGTCGCCTATCGGATCGACGCCGGTCTTAACGTCGGTTATGACCTTGACCCCGATCCTCGACCGCTCTCCGAATTTCACAACGATCAACACGGCTACGTGATCCCCTGCCAAGAGATCAAGCGCTATGAACAATCCGAGGGTCTGATCCGATGGCCGGAGGAGTTCATCACTGGATTCAACGCGGCGGCGCCGAGTGGTCGCACTGGTCGCGATGGCGGCTTCTTCTCGGTCCGCTTGGTCGAGGAAGGCGGACGGATTCAGCTCCGATTGCTCCCCTTCGCCGATACTCGCCTCCGCACTCACATCATGTTTTGGACGCATCCGGCGGCGCTCTTCAACGAGGGAGTGAGGAATCTCCGATACTGGAGCGCGAACGGTCCACAAAGACCAGTCAGCGAAGTGACCGGTCGCGAGCTCATGGTTCTTCCAATCGACTGGTCTCCGCCAGCGCGGCGAGAGTATCCCCTTCTCCCACCGCATGAAAACGCGAGGAGAGACGCGACTCTCTACCGGCGCGCATGGGAGCAAGACGAGCAAAAGCTTCAGGTCTACAATCTCCGCGATTATGCGCTCGCCTTCTTCCAACCAGGCGAAGGGAGAATCCTCGTCTCTGATCAGCTCCCAGGGCTACCCAGCGCAGCTGGGACCAGCGTTTTCCCTGTATCGGTGATCAGCTACGATCGACGGATCGACTCTGAAATAGAACAGACCGTGATGGTCACTCATCAAGTCGCCGAGGTCTACGGGACAGCGACCGTCGGTTATGGGCTCATCCTCGCCGACCGGCAGCCCCAAGACCTTCAGCCGATTGTCGACTGGGCGTCACGCGGAGACGATGGTCGAGCAAAGATCGCTCTCGCGAATCTCTTCGACGCGGTTCCCCCTGGCGAGATCATTCTCCAGCTTCTGGAGAGCGGAGGGGGGAACCAGGTCAACGGCGACTATGACGTCTCCGCGATCGGGCTAAACCTGCCTTCGAGCGCCATCGACGAGAACAGCTTTCTCGCTCTCTCCGATGCGACTCGTCTCTCGGATATGACGCTCGCGCTCTCTGGTGATGATGTCGAGATTCTGGACGTCGTCGAAGGGATCTTAAAAGCGCTCGGCGCCGCGATCGTCCTCCGTCGAAGCGGAACCGATAACGAGCGACTCAAGTTGACTTGTGTTCCGGTCGGGATGGAGCAGGCTTCACGAGTGCGCCAGACGATCGCGGCGGGTGACTGGCTTGTCGATCCTCCTCCATCATGGGGAACGCGCGACGCTTCGGTGAACCAGATCGCCTTCAAGTATGATTGGGACGACGCGGAGAAGAAGTTCAACGGCGAGGTCATCGTTAACAATGAGCGGGCGATCATGGCTTACTCTCAAGAGCGCCAGTCGATGGACCTTGAGCTCTACGGCGCAACGGCGGAGCGACTAGGGCAGAACAGCGCAGATCTCTATTCAGCGGTGCGCCCGATGTTCACGCGGATCTTCCGCCTCGCCTCTGATCCCGTCCGAGTCTGGCGCGGGTCGGTCGGCTTTGATCTTGGCCACCTTCTAGAGGTCGGCGCGATGGTCGAGGTCTCGTCTCCTCACTTCAAGGGCTACGGGGATTCATACGGTGTCACCGATGGCCTAGCGCTGGTTCAGTCGGTCCGCCAGTCTCTCACCGGCGAGGGGGTCGACGTCGAGCTTCTCCACTATGGTCTCGGCGCGGCGGGGTGGAACGCGAGCGCGGAAGTGGTGGCGGTCGTCTCGGCGACGGTCCTCGAATTTGATCCGAATACATACACGCGCGGACGCGATGCGGCTGGAGAGCTCACCACAGACCTCGCGCTCTTCGAGGAGGGGGATCGGGTTCAATATATCCCACCAGGCGACGAGGACAATCCGACGACGCTTAAGATCGACTCGGTCGACACCGCCACGAATCAGATCACGTTCACAGCGGCTCATGGGGTCGCGTCAGCGGTCGGTCATATCGAGCCGACCACATACGACACCGCGCCAGCGCGTCACCAGATCAGGGCATATCTCGCCGACTCTTCTGGGACGATCGGCGCTTCCTCTGATGACGGAGACAAATATTTATGAGAGTGACGATCAAGAGCCTCAAAGCGGAAGTTTCAAACCTCGAAGCGGAGATTAAGCAGACCGCTTATCGCCTCCGCCATGTCGAGCGCGAGCTCCTCGCGAGCCAGATCGACCTTCGACCAGGCGACGACCGCGCTGGAGCTCCGGAGCCACTCGCGGACGCGATCTCTCAAGCGGCGCTCGACGCGACTCTCCGCGCGGAGGGTGAGTGGGAGCTCGACGTCACGGAGCCAGGCGGCGGCGGAGCTCACAGCGCTGATCGAATTAACGTCTACATCCGAAGCGATGAGGGCCTCCAGTGGGCTGACGCGAATATGAAGAAGGACGGCGCGAACCCATACGAGAAGAACGGCGACTTTGCCTGGTGCGGCGCCTTCGCAGCTTATTGCTGGGCGATCCTCAAACCCGAGATCCGTAAGCGTACGTTTCCCTCGACCTATCGTCTCTGGAGAGACTGGCAGTCGAGGCGCATCCCGACCTCAAACATGAGAGCGGGTGATATAGTCGTAGTGTGGAATGATTCGGCCTCACAGGCAGATAGGGAGCGCAAACCTTATGGACATCACATCACAATCTGTCGACGGCCAGGCGCCGATTGCTTCTCAACCTGGGAAGGCAACGCCAGAGCTAACGGACCTGATGGACGCTATCGAGAGGGAGTCGGGACCAGAGAGCGCGAGCTCTCAACCGTCGCCGTCGTCTACCGGCCTCAAGTCTCCGATCTCACCTAAGATCGTCTCCGCGCTCGGCGGGCGGAAGATGGCGGCCTATCTGGTCTCTGTCATTGTGACCGCTCTTCTCGCTGTCCTCGATAAAGCCTCGTCCGAGGTCTTACTCGCTCTTCAAACTGCGCTCGGCGCCTTCGTCGGCGGAAACGCGGCGGAGCACAAGTTCAAGGGAAAATAAATGGCTCGCTTTGCATATACGACTCAACCAGTCCGGACCGCTGCTTATATCGCGTCGGTCGACACCTCCAGCAACGCTTCGACGGACTGGACGGATCTCTCTTCGGATGACTTCACCGACTCGAAGACCGGCTCCGCTCTCGCGGCTGATCTGCTCTTTACCGCTGTGACCGTCCACAATTCGTCGACGACTGCGAGCGCCTTCTTCAAGCTCCGCGCGCGCGGCGGCGCTGGCGATACCACAAGCGGAGAGCTTGAGATCCCAGCGAGCTCCACGATCTCTATCGATATCGCTGGCCTTGCTGGATCGTCTCCATCGACGGTCGCCTATAAGAAGGCGGCGGTGGGAGACGAGCTCGTGATTATCTGCGGCTTTGAGCTCGCGACTGTTTAAGGGGGAATCATGGCTATCAAGATCACAGGACCAATTGGTCAGGGTGGAGCAGGCGGCGCGGTGACTTCGGTCAACGGAGCAACCGGAGCCGTTAACCTTTATGCAGACAACGCGACTTTAAACCTCGCTGGCGACGGGATCGTCGTCAATGGAGCGGGCGCGACGTCGACCCTCGACGTGGACAGCGGGACAACGGCGGGGAAAATCGTCAAGCTTGACGGTTCAGCTCGTCTCCCAGCGGTGGACGGATCACAGCTGACGAACCTTCCAAGCGCTCCCGTGACGAGCGTCAATGGCGCAACTGGAGCGGTCAACCTTTACGCGGACGATGCGACTCTCAATCTCGCCGGTGATGGGATCGTCGTCAGCGGAACAGGCGCGACTTCTACCCTCGACGTGGACAGCGGAACGACAGCAAATAAGATCGTTAAGCTCGACGGGTCGGCCAGGTTGCCAGCGGTCGACGGTTCGCAATTAACGAATCTCCCAGCGGCGCCAGTGACGAGCGTCAACGGCGCGACCGGAGCGGTCAACATTTACGCCGATGATACGACGTTGAACATCGACGGAACCGGCCTAGTCTTGAGCGGAACCGGAGCGACCTCGACTCTCAACGCGGATGTCGGAACAGGGGCGAACCAGATCGTTCAGCTTGATGGGAGCTCGCGTCTCCCCGCTGTCGATGGTAGTCAGCTGACGAACCTTCCAAGCGCTCCAGTAACTTCGGTCAACGGCGCGACGGGCGCCGTGAATATCTACGCGGACGACACGACGCTAAACATCGACGGAACTGGTCTAGTCTTGAGCGGGACCGGCGCAACGTCGACTCTTAATGCGGACGTCGGGACAGGAGCGAATCAGCTCGTTCAGCTTGACGCCTCGTCTCGTCTTCCTGCTGTGGATGGCTCACAGCTGACCAACCTTCCGAGCGCTCCAGTGACGAGCGTCAACGGAGCGACCGGCGCGGTCAACATTTACGCCGATGATACTACGTTGAACATCGACGGGACTGGCCTGGTCTTATCAGGCACTGGCGCAACGTCGACTCTTAATGCGGACGTCGGAACGGGGGCGAATCAACTTGTTCAACTGGACGCGAGCTCACGCCTTCCAGCGGTGGACGGTTCACAGCTGACCAACCTCCCTAGCGCGCCAGTGACTTCAGTCAACGGCGCAACCGGCGCGGTCAATATCTACGCAGACGACACGACACTGAACATCGACGGGACTGGTCTGGTCTTATCAGGGACTGGCGCAACGTCGACTCTTAATGCTGACGTCGGGACGGGAGCGAACCAGATCGTTCAACTTGACGCGAGCTCACGCCTTCCAGCGGTTGATGGTAGCCAACTGACCAACCTTCCGAGCGCTCCAGTGACGAGCGTCAACGGAGCGACCGGCGTCGTGAATATCTACGCTGATGATACGACGTTGAACATCGACGGAACCGGCCTAGTTTTGAGCGGAACCGGAGCGACCTCGACGCTTAATGCGGACGTCGGGACGGGCGCAAATCAGCTCGTTCAGCTTGACGCCTCGTCTCGTCTTCCCGCTGTCGATGGTAGTCAACTGACTAACCTTCCGTCGGCGCCAGTGACAAGCGTCAACGGTGCAACCGGAGCGGTTAATCTTTACGCGGACGACGCGACCTTAAATCTTGCCGGCGACGGGATCGTCGTCAGCGGAACGGGCGCGACGTCGACCCTCGACGTGGACAGCGGAACGACAGCGAATAAGATCGTTAAGCTCGACGGCTCGGCGCGATTGCCTGCTGTCGACGGTTCACAGCTGACCAACCTCCCAGCGGCGCCAGTGACGAGCGTCAACGGGGCAACGGGAGTCGTGAATATCTACGCCGACGATAGCACCTTGAACATCGACGGGACTGGTCTGGTTCTAAGCGGGACCGGAGCGACCTCGACGCTTAATGCGGACGTCGGGACGGGAGCGAATCAGCTAGTTCAGCTTGACGCGAGCTCGCGTCTCCCAGCGGTCGACGGCTCACAGCTGACGAACCTGCCGTCGTCTCCAGTGACAAGCGTCAACGGTGCAACCGGAGCGGTCAACATTTACGCCGACGACACGACGTTGAACATCGACGGAACCGGCTTGACCCTTTCGGGAACTGGCGCGACCTCGACGCTCAATGTTGACGTCGGAACCGGAGCGAATCAGATAGTTCAGCTTGACGGCTCTTCTCGTCTTCCAGCGGTCGACGGCTCACAGCTGACGAACCTTCCAGGCGCTTCTCGTCCGACAGTCACCACAGACTCAAGCGGAACGAATAGCACGATCAGCAATCCAGCGGCGGGAACCCTCGAAGATATTTATCTCGTCTCAAATGGCGCGAGCGCTGTTACGATCACGCTCCCCACTGTTACCGGAAACAGCGGCTATAAGGTCAACATCAAGCGGCTAGGTACTGCAAACGTCACGATCTCACCCGCGAGCGGGACGATCGACGGGGCGGCTTCACAGGTTCTTTCTGTCCAGTATTCGGCCTATACGCTGACAACGGACGGAACGAACTGGCACATTATCTAGGGGAGCATCATGAGCTATACAGGAAAAGCACCATCACCCTGTTTGATTCAGGGGCTCTCTACGTCCGATGTGCAAGACACCTGGACAGACCCGCGCATCACCTATTCCTCGACGAATAACAAGGCAGAGCTGCCCTCCTATTATAAGGCTGACTGGTGCTTAAGATCTTCGATTGATATGGAGCCCAGCACCGTCGACCGGTACTATTCGAATTATAAGCCATATCAGGGCGCGTCTAGATCAGAACACGCATTTGTTGAGAATTGGGAAGGCACAACCAATTTTTGCGGATCCGAGGCCTTAGTATGTGTTTTAAATTATATTGAGTACCGGATTCACAACGCCTATCAAACTGCGTCAGCACCGATCCGAGATTATCCTGGATACAGTACAATATGTGAGCTCTTCTTATGACTCACTTGACTTTTCAAACTGTAGACTTAGGCCTTGCCTGGTTCGCTCCCTCCTTCTCTGGGGTCCCTGCGTCAGGTGATTACTTTACGCTCACCGTAGGCGGCGTGAATAATCTCTCAATCACAGGTAGCGGCACATCGACTCTCTCTTTCCCCGCCGGCACCTATCTGTTTAGGGTCGTCGTGGGTGGCGAGCGCTCCACCGCTGCACAAAATAATACTGATTATATTTATTATCAGATCGAGGTGGGGGGCTCTCTAGTTGGTAATGAGAGCGGTTGGGACCGCTACCAAAACTCAACAAATCAGCGGGTCTCTTCAAATGTCGCTGAGGCTGTCTTTACGATCACCAGCGCGACCAATGTAAGAATCAAATGCATCGCGGCATCTGGCTCTTCTTTCACGCTCGACTCTGACCTATCGGGGGCCATGGTGAGAGGAGATCAATCATGACCTTCATAGCTGAATCTAAGGTGAGCTCGGCCGCGTGTGCTCGATATTACGCTGCCGGTGATAATATCACGTTATCGGCTGGATACATCATCAAGCCTCAAAGCTCGACCACGTGGGGGGCCAGTGGAAACTGGACCTATAACTCAAGCACAGGATTATTTTCCCTCTCAAGTTCGCATATCTATTTGATTGAAGCAGACCTATATGCGGGCCGAGTGATAGGTACAGCATCTAATGGGTCCGTGGTCACTATGCTGACGGATGGCACAGGCACAGAGTTAACCGATAGTTGTAGAGGGATTGGGATTTTCCTTTCTGCGCAGCGGTATTATGCCGATTTTCAGAAAGTCACAGACCAAACAAGCTACGCGGTAGTTGACGGCTCTTCCGTCTCGTCATTTTATTGGAAGGTTGAATCCATTGAACTGGATGTGACGGGCAGTGTTCAGATGAACTATACCAACGGATCAGGCGGCACATCGTGGGGTCGCTCTGACTCGCGTCTGATTATTCGGGAGTATCCAGCATGACCGACCAGCAGACCTATGCCGCTATCGCGCTCTCTTTCCTGATCTCGTTCTTCGGCGGTCGAGCGTCGGTCTCATCCGTCGCTCACTCTGACGAGTGTCGTCCAGAGATCGAGGCAATCGAAGTCGCAGAGAAGCAGATCAGTGACCTAGAGACGGCGCTCGCTGGCGCGGAGGCGCGAGGGCTGAAGGCCTGCATCGCTCGCGAGCGGCGCTTGTGTCAGGGCCAGATCGAGGCGACCGAAGAGGCGGGGAGCGCGCTCGACTGCATTATCTGCCGCAAGCGCTGCACAGATGGGAGCATCCCATGATCCCCCAACTTGCTCTTGTCGGTCTCTTGGCTCAAGCGCCTATTGAGACCGATCACTCCTTCGGCGTCGTCGTCAAAGCGGCGGCGGAGCTCGGCCTCGACGAGGCTTTCCTCGATGCGGGGGAACCGGCGCCGCGACCAGGCTTCCTCCTCACGCGGAATCAGCTCGCGCGACTTCTCGGAGATGTGAGCACCGCGCCTAGTCGTTGTGAAGCTCGTCTCCGTGATCAGGGCTTATCATACGAAGAGAAGCTCCAGGCGAGCGCGCGTCGATGCGAAGAGCGTCTCGCTCCGATGGTCACTCGTATCGACGAGCTCCAGCGGATCGAGGATCGCCTTCAAGAAGAGCTCGCGACGGAGAAGAATCGCTTATACTGGTGGAAGGTGGGGACGCTCGGCGGCGCCGCTGCTATCGTCACCACCTTCACCCTCATCCTAGTGATGGAGTAGACCCGTGGAAACGATGACGACAATCTCTCTTGGGAGCGGGATCGCTCTTGTCGCGATCCTCCTCCAAGTGATCAAATTCAAGACCGAGAGCGCCGCACAGATGGCGACGCTAGAGCAACGGGTCGTCTCGCTCGAGGCTCGCGCGAAGTCGGTCGACGCTGACCTGAAGGCGATCAGATCCGACCTCTCGGAGATCAAGGCTCTCTATATGAGGTTGGAAGGCTACTTGAAACGGACCCCTCCTCCCGCGTGAAGTGTACGAGCCAGGCTGGCCAGTCGATGACGGTCCAGTCCCATCGGCACCGATAGAGGAGCGCGCGGACTTGCTCGTCGATGCGATCCTCTCCGAAACTATGCCACTCCCTCCGGAGCTCCTCGACGCGGCGCTTCGCCTCTTGGAGCCGATACCAGATCTCTCTCCTGATGTGCTCCGGCGCTTCGTAGCACTCGACCTCTCGCTCTGTGAGTCGATCACGGTGAGCGGTGGCGAAGTCGAGTTCGCGAGATATCAGGCATAGGTGAGCCTCGCGAGTGATCGGGATCCACCAGATCCCGTCGACGTTAATCTTCATCCGCCGATGATCTCGGCGAGTCGCCAAGACTCTGCAAGCGCTGACTGACGCTTCCCTCTCTCGATCCACCATTCGAACGAGAGACCCTCTTTCGCGTCGATGAAGATCACTCCCTCGCCTTCGTCATCCTTGCCTGGATGGTTCCAAATTAAGGCGCTTATCCCATTCTCGGTTGAAAACCCGAAAGGGTCTTGAGACGCATAAAGCGACCGCAAAACCTTTCTGGAGACTTTGCCGTCTCTGTCCATCAAAGCTCTCCGAAGTTTAGTTCTTGTGAATCACCTAGAAGGTGAGGGTGAAGCGTAAAGAAGGGGGAATCAATGGAGAAGTGTTCATCGAGGATCGCCTCGACCTCGTCGCTCGTCGTCGGCGCCGCGATCTTCTTCCCTTGGAGATAGACCCGCGCGTCATCGTTGGGGATCCCCATGTCAGCGAGTCGCTCGCGGAGCTCGTCGAGCGCGTTCTTCTTTGGCGCTGGCGCTGGCGCTGGTCGAGGCGGCGCGCTCTCTTCCGTCGGCGCGAGCTCGGGGACGTTGATGGTCTCCGCGACTTTGTCTTGATCGCGCGAGTCGAAGAACGCGGCCTCTTCGGTTGAATAGGTATTCGCACCGGAGTTCTGGCAGACGATATCTGGAAAGAGGACGCTCGCCACTTCAGTATGGAGACGAGCGGCGAGCATCCGCTCTGGATATTGCTTCCATGTGTTTGAGTTCGCCAGGTTCGCGCGGCGAGCTTGTTCGATCGTCCAACTGAAGGACATAGCCTTGAGCCCCTTCCGCTTCACTCGAAGCGAGACTCTCTCCGGCGTCCACGTTGTATATTCGAGCTCCTCGACCAGACCGGAGCCGAGGACATCAGCCCACTGAACTGTCGCGTGCTCCGATAGCTTATCACCTCTCATGAGGTGAACATTCTGTACTGTTTGAGCCATGTTCCAGCCTCTCGGCTGACCAACGGCATAGTGAGCGAAGAGAATATCCGCTGGGCTCATCCCCTTCGCGAAACGTGAAGCGGAGAGCGCTTCCGCCATCGCCTTGTCTTGTGCGAGTTTCTCTGTGGTGATACTCATTGTTTTACTCCTTTGTCGGGGAGGCGTCTCGTGGTTATGGGGTCGCCTCCCCTACTTATTTACAGGGGAAGAAGAAGACCGACGACGGTCGCGATGATGACGACGCCGACGACAAGAGCGCCAGCGATATGCTCGACAAGTGAGGGGTCATTCTCGACCAGCGGAGCGGGACGGACCCACTCGTCTGTTGGGGTCTGGCTCCGAAGAGGTCGGAGATCTGTTGAGCAGAATGGGCCATTCTCTTCTTCGTAACGATTCATGATGCACTCTCCTCAATGATCTCCGCGCAAGCGAAGCAAGTCAGGTTGTTGTTAGCGCCGACCTCGAGGTCGACCGGCCAAGCGCCGACGTGATCGCAGTTATGACACTCGCCATGTACGACGACCGCGAAGTCGTCACCGGCTGGATTAAATGGGAAGTTCTGTGAAGCGGCCTCGATCGCCTCGTCGGGCATCACCCAAGCGGGGAACGCGAAGAAAGTCTTAATGCTCATAGCGGGCGTTCTCCATCGCGATAGCAGCTCTCAAGAGCTTGCGGACAATTTGAGAGCGAGAGGTTTCCTCGCCAGCGGCGCGGCGCTTGGCCACGAAGGAGTCGAGGAGCGCGAGCGTCTCCGGATCGAAGTTGATTGAAACGAGCTTCTTGATGGCCATCAGCGGGCCTCCTTTCTTGTTCTCAAACAGATTGACTTACGCTTAACGGTATGTCAACAGTAAAAGAGGACGAGATGAAAGGAGGCAGGATGGCTAGTCCGCCTTACGCTCCAGTCGAGGAGCATATAAGAGGAATCCTTCAAGACGTGCGCTTGAACCCGCTAGAGCGCTGCGCAGCAATCGAGCTCTATTATCACACTGACTGGAATACTCGACGGCTCAAGTGCCGAGGAGTGATCGCCGCGCATATCAGACGCACCATCGGTCGAGGGCAGACCGCAGCGAAGAAGACCAAGAAGAAGTTGGAAGAGCTCGGCTTCATCCAGGGGGACTACTTCGACGCGTCAGCTTGGGTCCGGTCAGAAGTGACTGGGCCGAAAACAGACCGGTCCGAAAACAGACCGGTCCGAAAACAGACCGGTCCGAAAACGGACCACCCCCCGTCCGAAAACGGACCACCCCCCGTCCGAAAACAGACCACCCCCCGTCCGAAAACGGACCACAATACTTCTCTTACTTCTCCCTCTTCTCTTTCCCTCTCAAATCCAAGTCGACCCAAACAGCGCGCGAGCCAAGAAGAGGACCGCTTCGACGACTTCATGAACTTCCTTGAGAACTACTAAGGAGCCCGACGATGAATCTGGATCTACAAAGAACACTCGACACCCTCAAAGCTCTCGCTAAGAACGCTCCGGACAATCGGCCACCGTGTCCCGCTGTGGATGGAGTAGTTCCTAATTCTCGCTTGGTCGAGCAAGTGATCAGGGGAAAGGAGATCACCACGGTCGATCTTCTCCCTAACTGCAAGAGCGACTGTATTCGCTCCGAGAACGGCCTTCACTTCAAAGCTAACCAAGGATGCGCTCGCCTCTGTCCTTGCGGGAAAGCCAACCAGCGTCTCTCCTCGATCAAGGCTATGAAGCTGCCAGTCGAGGCAGCCGAAAAGAATCACGCGAACTATGACTGGAAGATCGAAGGTCAAGAGCTCGTCGGGAAAGTTGAATACTTCCTCAAGGCTCTCTCCGAGGGAGAGCGTAAAGTTCTTATCCTTGTCGGCGATCCAGGGACCGGCAAGACTCACCTTCTTTATGCGATGGCCTATCTCGCGGCGATCTCTCAAGGCGGATCGATGCGGGTGAACTATATCTCCCAACCTCACTATCTCTCTAAGGTCAAGGCGGGCTTTGACGATCCGCATAAGCGGGTCGAGCGCGTCACCGGCTCAAGAGCTCTCTTCCTCGATGAGATCGGCTATGGGCGCCAGACCGACTGGGAGAAGGCAACCATCAACGAACTCCTCCACCATGCCTGGCAATCTGGACAAGCGCTCGTCCTCGCCACTGATATCGGATGGGAGCGCTTAGGCTCTTTCCTCGATAGACGGATCAAGGACCGACTCATCGAAGGGACAGAAGGAAAGCGCTTAGTTCATCACTTCACCGGCAAGAGCCAGCGCTCGAAGGGTGTGCAGTGGTGAGCAACACTCATCAGCTAAACGCAGAGGCGGCGCTTCTCGGCGGCGCGATGGTCGACATCAAAGGCTATCTTGAGGCGCGCGCGACTCTCTCCGCCGCTGACTTTACCGACCCGCTTCATCGCCAGATCTGGGGAGCGATCGGGGAGCTCGTCGAGAAGGGGAAGCCGACCTATGCGACCGACGTCCTCTCCCACCTTCAAAGCAAGGGCGAAGTAAATGAGGAGCGCTTTCTTCAGGTCGCGTCTCATATCCCGATTGGGACAAGCGGTCTAACTGACAAGCTCAAGACGAGCGGAACGCGGCGCCAGATCGAGGCGGCGATTCATCAGGTCGCGGGATGGTTCACCGAGGGAGACGTCGAGAACGAAGAGCTCATCGCGAAAGCTCAAGAGACCTTCCTCTCTCTCGGCGCGAGCTCACATCAAAACCGGAACGGCCTCGAGCTCATCAGCGGACCCGTCGAAGAGGCGATCGACGATATCGAGCGGATCCAGAAGAGCGGAGAGACGACCGGCTTAAAGAGCGGGATCTCCTCCCTCGACAAATCCATCGGCGGCTTCAAGCCAGGCGCGCTCTATATCCTCGCCGCGCGTCCCGCGATGGGGAAGACTGCGCTCGCGCTCAACATCGCAAGCGCCGTTTCTCTCAAGGAGCACGTCGCCTTCTTCAGCTTGGAGATGCCAAAGAAGCAGATAGGCCAGCGCCTTCTCTCCTCTTACTCTGGCGTCTCCGTCCAGCGCATCGACGAGGCGACGGTCAAGACCGACGAGATCCCCCACCTCGTCAGCGCGGCGGAGTCGATCAAGGATAACAAGCTCTGGGTAGATGACAGTGCGGGATCGAGCGTCAGCTATATCAAGGGTCAACTTCGACTCCTCCAGAGTAAACAGATCGAGATCGGGATGGTCGTCATCGACTATCTCCAGCTCATGGGAGGGAGCAAGAAGGGCGCGCGCCGATCTAGAGAGCAAGAGGTCTCCGAGATCTCGCGATCGCTTAAGGAGCTCGCGAAGGACTTCGACTGTCCAGTGATCTGCTTAAGTCAGCTCAATCGCGGCGTCGAGAGTCGACCTAACAAGCGACCTCTCCTCTCTGATCTGCGCGAGAGCGGATCAATCGAGCAAGATG